GGGTAAACACGCCATCCACGCAAATCGGGAGTTTGATATCCTTTGGGTCCGTTTCCTTGAGTTCTTCCAGCTCCTTTTTTAATTCTTCCACCTTTGTTTCGTACAGGAGGAGCTCCCCTTCTTTTTCTTCGATCCGTGCCAAACCGTATTCAATCTTTTCCTGATACCGCTTGGTCTTTGTCAGTATTACGTCTTTCAGTTTCATAATGTTCCTTTCTCCGGCATTTCTGGCGGATTGTTTGAGGCGGGTTTATGCCCGGCTCTGGTTTTCGTTGCTATTACCGACACCCCTTCCCGCCCCGCAGCAACCCTTTTTTCTTCTTTTTCTTGGGCTTACGCTTTACTGGCGGTACCGAGTTTACCGATGTGTTTCGTGATGGTACTGTGCCGTATTGTTGTTCAGCCATGATTCTCCTTACAATTCAAGTTCTTCGACCTCCATATTCCCGATCTCTAAAATCTCCGCCTGAAGATGCTCGATACGGGTTCGCATCGCTTCAATGCGCTCTCTGAGATTGATGATTCTGTCGCGGCGATAGGCAATCAGGTAAAGGCCCTTCGCCGCTTTCAGCCTAAATTCCCCGTCATAATCTTCTGTTAGGTCTTTTATTAGTGTCATTTTTACCTCTTGAAATGATTCCAAATTGCCCGGGTGACCTCATATACCAAAATGAGTACGATGGCCGATAAAAAAGCAGCAATCATTTCTGATACGCCTTTCCCTGGGACGCTCTTGCCCCAGTATTTAATCTCACCTTCTTGGCGGGCATTGATTGCATCCCCTATCCACCACATATTGTAACATAATATTCAAAATTATCAATCCTGAAATGACCGCCCAGGTGCAGCTTTAGGCCCTGGTTCAGCCACAGGAGTCGCTACTTGTTCTGCCGGTTTTATGTCCTTTTCCGCAGCATAGGCTAATTCTTTCTGAAGGTTCAGCTTTGCAGCTGTTTCGGTTAATTGCGCCTTGATCTTGTCAAGAGCCATCCCGCTGGTTGCCGAAAGCTCCATCATTTTGATCTCTTTCTCGATCGTTGCAATCTTCATTTTCTGCTCAAACTCAATCTGTGCCAGGTCGGCCCTGAATTGCAACTCTTCCCTGTCCGAAGCCTGAACCATCTGCGCTTTGGACATCTCGCCTTCTGCACGAACCTTTGCAACCTCAAGAGCCGGATCTGCCGGTGCCGGTTGTTGTTGTCGTTTCTTCCGGTTCTCCGCTATCTTTTCCTCTGAATTCAATTCAAGGTTTCTCGCACCCAGGATCTTTTTCAGGTTCTTCTCCCAGTTGACAAGATCGGAAAGTTCCGGATCTGCCCGGATTTCAAGAAGTTCTTTGATGTCCTGTGCCTGCTGATCTTTCTCACGCAGCATCGATATCCCGCGGGCGTCAACATTGTAATCGCCCTTATTTTCCTCATTTTTACCATACTGCATGAGCCAGTCATACCATTTTGTGAGGTGGGGGTCGGTGATTGAATCATCCCATAGCTTGACCCTTGACCTGAATGCAACATTATTTGAGTCTACCAAAATCTTCGTGGCACCGTATGTATCCGGCAATTCGCCTTTTTCTCCGGTGAAGATCATCGGCATGTTGGTTTCCATGTCGACAAATCTCAAAGCCAGTTCGATAATGTTCTGCAGATCCTGTTGGTTGTTGGTGATCTGAAATGAGTGGAAAGCCTTTCGCATATCTGCCTGAGAGCTATCACCCAACCATATCTTTTTGCCCGTTACCTCCCACACCCCGTCTGCCGGTGTCACTCCCTTGGCAAGCCCAAGCATCGCCCCTGAACTGTCTCCTGAATTGTCCATCATTGCCCGCCATGCCGCTATGATGATTCGCTGCTGCCATGCCATCTCCCGAGCAACACCTATTCCCCATGGAACACCAGCTCTTGATGTCCACATAAAGAAATCATACGGCAACTCACCGGTGTCCAGCGGGTTCAGTAACGCCTTGATGGGTCGGTCGTTAACCATTACCACGCATGCCGAAAACGACTGTCCATTTTCCGGAACGTCTACACCAAGGGCTTCGAGATCTTCCCGGTTCAACTCGCCGTTATACTCCCACTTTTCGTATGAATTCCCGACTCCTGGTCGGTGGTATCGAACGAGGTACTGATTATCCTTCTCCTGAGCGACCATAACCCTGGTAGGCGCTTCGAGTAACACCGCTTGTATCTGATCTTCGAGATATCCAGGTAGCCCTATAAGTGCCCTAAGCTCTCTGGGAAGAATCGCCTCACGGTCCCAAATATATGCCGCTTTTCGAGCATCGTTCCGGCATTCCGGATCGGGGAACACGTCCCAAACATCCATAGCCCTCGATGTTGGTTTATTTCCCTCAGACATATCCAGGACCCTCGCAGTCGTGCCGTCCTCGTCCGTGACCTGTTTCCATGTCTTTTTTAAATCTTTGGAGACAACCGGACCCTTGAGCACCCCAGTCCCGAGCCGTACCGCAGATCTGATAACCTTTCGGCACTCTGCGTTAAAATTACACTCGGTGAGCAGGTCGTCCATCTCCGTTTCCATGCCCATCATTTTTTTTTTGGCGACCTCTATGTCGGACTGGGCAATATCGCTCATTGTTGTTTGAGACCCATCCGGTTTTGTGAGAGGTTCAGCAGATCCTTTCAGTTTTGCAGGCCTTTCATCTTTCAGACCCTTCACCAGTTCAGGAACCGGAGTCGCCTTCAACCCCCAGTTCTTGTCGTCTGTTGGCAGCAGGATTTCGGAGAACCGGCCCTCTGCCGTTTCGCACTTAGGCCTTACGATGTTTACGACAACCCGACTCCGCCGCGGCTCCTTGCGTGAATTATGGGTCGGTGCGGTTTGAGTGGCAAAGTCCATCATCCGGGTTTTTAGGCTGGCCTCATCCAGTCCCTCAAAGGCAAGTTCGTCCTCTCTCCAAATCTGTTCAATCCCACAAGAAGCTCTGGCCGACACCGCAGCATCTCTTTTCTTAATTAGGCTTGCAGCCAGCGTTTCAATGGCATCTAATAGTTTTGTGCGCTCTCGTTCCTTTTCCCGGTCATCAGGTTCAACATCTTCGTCCCCGTTATAGAAATCCTCGCGGACCTTCTGGTTCATTTCCGCAGGAATGTCCGAGTCTTTCTTTTTAATGAGCTTATCTAATATTGACATTTATTCCTCAGTTTCCCCTGGCCATTCTTTAACTTTTTTATCCGTATATTTTTTTTCTTTTCCCATTGTCACTATTCCAGGACCGAGAGTAAACCGCTTTCCGGTAATAATGTCCTCGTGGACAACACCCATTTCAAAAACCCGAATAGCTTCGTTGATCTTGTCTATTAACATCAGTACCCTACCCCCGAATCCAATGGCTCGAACACCGGAACATATGGCATCCTCGACTGATCGGCCACATTGGTCATCTGGTCGGAGTTAATCGCAATGTACCTGATATTGTCTCCACCATGGCACCACTCATCATGGAGAGGCGCACCAGCGGTCATCAGCACTTGATTAATAGATCGTCTGTATCTCGCGGCACACTCTATCAGCCGCTTACAATTCGTTTCGTCCCAATACATTTGTGAGAATCGTTCCCGGGCCACCTTGATTCCAGCTTCGACTCCAAGAGATGACACTTCACCGGCATCGTTCAAAGACCCCTTGCTCGCAACCTTCCACCCCTGCTTTTTCATTATTTCTTCAGCAGAGTCCTGACCGGTGGAAGTTTTCGAGAATCCATCAGCATGCGGCAGCCAGACCTTGCCCCAGTTGTAACCCAATTCTCTCAAGTTCGCGGAGATCTTAGATAGCTTTTCCCGGATAAATTCTCTGTACCAGACCACCCTTATCTCTGATGTCATCTTCTGAACGATGCTCACAGCCATAGCATCACCAAAGCCGAGGTCAATTACGACGTGGGCACTCAACATCGAATCATACGGCACATTCCGGATTCGTTTCTCACGCCTCATTGCCTGAAGTTCGTCAAAAAAGATAGCTCCTTCAACGGCTGGTTTACATTCGCCTTCCCATTTGTTCAGATAATCCTTTGGATAATTTTTGAGATCGTAAAGACGCTCATTGTTTAACACTTCGTTGAACCACGGGTTATCTCGCCAATTTATTTTTACAACGATGGCATTGTCAGGCGTGTGGGTTATGAATCGATCATAGGTAGGATCTGTCTCTAATTCCGGATTGAACGAGACCCATATTTCCGATTCCTCTTTCCGGATTGTCGGTAAAAGGATATTCCACGAACGAGCAGAAATTGTCTGGCCTTCTTCGACCCAACAGATATCGCACCCCTCGAAAGACTTTATAGACTCTACTGTATGGGTTGCGAGCCCGGAAAAAACAAACTCAGTTCCGTTCACGCCCCTTATCTCCTGGTCAAGCACCTGGTACTTAGACCCAAGGCCAAGCATTTGTATTTGATCCTCAAGGAGCTTGTGAACAGAATCCTTGATAGTCCGCTGAACCTCTCTTGTGCAAAGAACGCGCAACTTTTTCGCAACTCCCTTCAAGAGCAACGCCCTGGCAAATCCCCAAGATTTTGAACCGCCGCGCCCACCAAATGCCGCTTTGTACCGTGCCGGCTGGAATAGAAATTTTAGTTTTTCAGGGAATTCAGGTGGGGTCATGGCGCCTCATATACCTTTTTGATATTCTTCTCGTTCTCTGCCAAAGGATAATGATGGCTATTTCAAGGGCCTTCCAGATCATTCTGAACCCTCCCTCTTCGGCGCCGCTACGAACACGATAGGGATCTCGGTTATTTCACCGTCGGGATCGATGCCGCCGAGGGCCAGCTTATCAACAAAATCCGCTTCTGATCGCGCCAGGAGTTCAGAGGCTTTGAGCCTGTCCGTAATCTTCGGCGGGATATCGACCACGATAGAATTGCCTTCTGTATCAGTACCGGTAATCGATGGTTGTGATTCCTCGCCAGATGCAACCCTGGTCCAGAAACGCTGTCTTTCTTCACGTGTCCAGATATGTCCTTTCCGCTTTCTTTTCTCTCTGGTTTTCAAAGATCGCTGAATACTAACATTCGATAACAGCCGTGATCCCTGGACATTAGGGTTAGAATATCCTGCTTTTTCAGCAGCTTGAGAGGCGTTGCCGTCGTAAT